TAGTTGTAAGCGTTTCTTAAAATTGACAAATCCACACCGAGTTGACTTGCCGACTTCATAAAGGCACTGGTATCTTTCGGGAAGCAGTGCCCACCAAAACCTCGTTCCTCCGTCACAGTCATATGGCTGTCACCGATACGTTCGTCGCGGCTGACAAGATTCTTCACCATATCATAATTTATACCTGCTTCTTGACAGACATCGTAGATCTGATTGAAGAATGCAACCTTTGTAGCCAAGAAGCTGTTGACAGTATATTTCATCATTATGAGTTCTTTCGGATCGCGTCTGAACATCTCACAACCCTGCTTCCAGAATAGTGATGCCCAGAACAGATCGTCACCGCCACCAAAATACATTGCCTCTCTGTTATTGATATCTTCGAGCGCATGTTCTGCTCTCAGGAATTCAGGGCTGAATGTGATTTCGTGGTCTGAATAGATCCCTTGGATATAGTCCCAACCCTCGAGCGAGATAGTGCTTTTGATCAGAATAGGAATCCCAGCAGGACATTGGTCAAGGACATTAAACACATTGCGCATATCGCAATGACCATCCTTGCTATCAGACATTGGTGTTGATACTGCGATAATCACAGCTTCTGGATTACCAATGTTATTCTTGTTGTGCGCTGGATCGACAATCGTTATGTCGTGCAACCCATGAACCGACAGAGCCATTTCGTGTGCTCGACCGACAAACCCATATCCAAAAATTGTTATCTTCATTCAAACTGCTCCACAATTATACCATCACATTTGTTTAGGAATTGAATGCCATCATCGCATCGGAGGTGAGGTTTTTCCCAAATGACACGCTTTATACCAGATTGATAGATCAATTTAGCGCAATCAAGGCAAGGTGCTGTTGTGCAATAAATCGTTGAGTCCAGACAACTTTCGGAAGACTGGGCAACTTTTGTTATCGCATTTGCCTCGGCATGAAGGACTTCTGGTTTTGTTACTGGCATGAATCCATATTCGTCAGTGTCCTCACATTCATTCGTCCAACCAGCAGGCATTCCATTATAACCGATTGAAATGATGCGGTTGTCCTTCACAATCACAGCACCAACCTTTAGTCGTTTGGCACTCGAGAGTTCAGAGTAAACCCTCGCAACTTTCATGTGTGCATTATCCCATTTATTCATTTATATCTCCATCATAGCACATTATAAGGTGAATACGATCTGACAAATCTGCGTTATACACATAATGATCCCTTGTTGTATCCACAGCATATAATTTATTTTGTTTCAAGTTGTATATCTTTTGATTTTCAAGGTCTGACGCATCATAAAAGAATGCCTTGTCACTCGTAATAACAGGATAGTGTATTTTCTTCACACCATCTTTATGTATACTCAATCCACTTGTTACACGTAATCGATTCAAAGTAACACGATGTATATTAATACTCAGTTCTTGTTCAATCGCTTGTATAGATTTTATAATCTCTGGGGAAACCGATTTATTCCAATGACAATAATCTGTGTCTCTATAATTCAAGGCTTTCCTCAAATCATCGGCATTTTTTATTTTGCTTCTTAATTGTCCAAGTGGAATATTAAATTTTGGCTCTTTCTCCTGCCAGATATCTTCGTCACCAGATACTCTGTTCTTTAAATAAATTTCATCTCTATCAAGATGCTCATAAAATTTACCTTGATCGATGAGAGCATTCAATTCATCAAAAAGGTCAATCTCTATATTAAGGGGTCTAACAAATTTATCCATTTATCTACCCTCCCAGTCTTCGGCTCTCCAGCCTGCTTGTTTGTTTTCATTCGGGTCATACGGCAGAGATTCTATTTTACTATACCACTCAGCTGCCTCTTGATCCAACTCCCAGATTAGATCCTGAAACTTTACGTTATCACAGAAGTTGTCTCTGTGTTCAGTGTAACCTTTCATCTTACGGATAATATCCTCGTTTTCAAAGATGTGTGCCATCTTTTGTTTTTCATCGCGATAGATTCGTAGGATATCCAACCCTCGCTCGAATCCTTCGTTCATATATTTCTTCAGAGAGTTCTCGGCATTCGTAACAATACGGTCGAATATGTGCTGAGGATACAATCTAATATCAACCATACCTTGCCCACCTCCAGGATATTGGTCAGGATATGTGACGTAGATATGGTCATAAAAGCGGACATCTTTATCGATATATTGTTTTTGATATGCATCCATATTCATAATGAGTGGGGCAGTATAAACAGCATTTACTTCTATTTCAAAACCTAGATCGTAATATTCATTCCATACGTTCCAACACTCATCCCACTTCGCTCCATCGCGATTGAATTCAAATGCATCACCGACACCATCCATTGACGTTCTCAGTTCAATGTTAAATGGTTTGAGCATTTCAGGGATAGATTTATTTTTCCAAATGCCCTTTGTCAAGTTGGTGTTATACTGGATACGGATGCTTCTCACATAATCATGATATTCGGGGTCATCGAGTAACTCAACCAATTTATCTGTTACCTTCCAGTGAACAGGCATCATCATCGGCTCACCACCAGCCCAATTAATTTTCTTACATCGTTTATCTAAAATGGCGTTTATAATAGACTCAGCCTGTTTCTCTTCATACTCGTCATCAAAATTGTTTGGCCATTTGTAGCCATACATTTCCTTTTCTAGTTTCATCCAAGTAGAACTCAGAACAGGCGTGCATGTTTGACATTTCAAATTACAGTGAACAGATTTGTGTTCAAAAAATTCTGGTAGAACATCTACTGATCCATCAGGCTGTAAGTTTTTTAAGAGTTCATCAATATCCCAGTCATGCAATCCCTCTTGCCGCAAAGACTCAAGACCATTTTCTTCTCGGTAATAACAAACACCGCACATCTCAAGTTTTTCTCCGCGCATCATCTTACGTCTGATTCCTTTCATTTCCTCGGAGTTCCACCACTCTTCATCTGTGCGCTTTTTGTCTTGTGAAACTCTGGGTGTTGCTGAACAGCAAAGTCTGCGCTCGTTGCGCGTTCCTGTGTAGACGTGATTCAGGATAAGTGGACAGATTACATCAGACATCCCACTCATATCCTCCCTTTTTCAGTAAGTTCATCGTTATATGAATGTGCCTATTCGATCCATAGTGTTGTAAATCTCTAGAAAGATCATGATCTTCAAACAGAGAGAAGTAATCATCACCATCACAAGGATCGTGAATGAATGGTGTATTGAATTGATCACAGACACTTTGCATGGCTCTCAACACTTTCTCTTTGTGTAGGATCCATTCATCTTCTATGGTGGGTATTGGGAATGGTAGCGGCAGTATCCCGTTAGTAGTGTGGTGCTCATAACTCTCTGCTGGGGTGCACATAAACACGTGTGATGGCTTGATTTTCGGTAGCCAATACAGCAGGACTCTGAATGCAGAATCTAGACTGCCATTGACAATACCAAGATTATATGCTCTCACCTTGAGAGTTTGACTCAGACGAGTAGACCAAATTTTACCCTCTGGCACACCGATACCGAATGTATTTGAATCACCGAGACAAATTACACTGCGTTTCTTCGGTTCAGATGGCATTTCTTCACCCCTGAATCCATGAGAGTTTATTCTGTAAGATAGATTCACCCAGTCGTTGATTGCAGGGTCGTTTGAATTGTAGTCGTATTTGTAACCGATTACACGGTCACTGAGTTGTGGTGCGTGGTGGCTCCAACCATTCTTTTCTAACTCGTAATAGTTGGTCTCACAGTTTTCTTTATATAGTTCTTCGGTGTCACTTGCATAGAATGGAAGTTCTTGTGGAGTATGATGTTTACCATCTGATGTGCCCCAACTGTCTTTCATTATTTAATCTTGCTCTCTGTCCTGCTTCATCCAAGCGTTGAATTGTACCGAACCAACCTTTTCTTCAACCCATTCCAAAACTACTGCTGCACCAATCATCGAGCCTTTCTTCTCACCGAAGTAATGACCGACTACATATGCGACAAGAATACAACCCCATGCCAAAAAAGTATGTGTTACCGAATCCATTTGTTTTCCTTTATCTTTTCTGCAACTTTAAGGGCAGTTTCTAGATATTGCTTTGATGTTGGGTGTAACTTATCCCTTGCTGAATTCTCTGCGATATACTCTGCCTTTTCTTCGTCAGTCCAAGACTCTTGAAATACTATCCATGGGGCAATTACGACGCTGGGAAGATATCTATATTTTTCTCTAACCTGTGTGTTCACATATAACTTTGTCGCATCGCGCAATTCCCAAATGACATTAATATTTTTATCTACTTTGAGTAATTCATCGAAGTCTTGTTCCCAAATTTCAAGCATCTGACCGTTCATCATATCTTCAGCTGGTATTTGAACCTTACCCTTTTGGCTTCCATAACTATCGAGATCTTTATAATACTGTCTGAAGACTTGTTTGTAATTGTGGTTGCCCACCTGTATCGCATCATCAAATTCCAGCCTTGTCCTGTCCCAATCGAGATGCGATACACAACAAAGTGGTTTTAATATGTTTACCCAAGCATTGATAATACGAAGAGATGACTTACTTCCACCATTATTGATGCTCAGATTATAGACTGGCTTTCCGATTATATTTTCTAGATGATGACAGAACCCATCCTCCTCGTGTGCTGCCGTGGCAAATGCACCGCTGTTACCAGTCACCAAGATGCAATCACCAATTCCCTCGAGGTTTTCGAGGTCAGTCATATCCTTTTGCTCTCTGTATCCCCACTTATTTAACTTATATGAAATGGCAATAAGATTATCTTCAGAATCCACATATCCTGCATCTCTCAGATAATCTTCATCTTCAATTATGTTACTGACAACATCCGTTCCGAAGAATTCAAATTCCGTGTCCAACAGACTTTTTGGTGTTGTCCTTCCAAACGCATATGCCTCTGGTGGCAAATCATACACAGGAGCGTGTTTGCTTGTTAGCAAATTCTGCTTTGCTTCCTTATACATTTTGAATAGGTCTTCGTCACCGCGCTTAATGTTTATCAATTACTATTTTCCCTTACAGTTTGTATCCAAGCATCCCTTGCTTGATTACGTTTAAATGAATCTTCCTTATACTTATCACGAAGCCATTCCAAGTTTTTCTCGACATACTCTTCAAAGCTGAGTATATCTTGTCTCCAGTCACTACGTTCAACGCAATTGGCATGCCACATTGACGTTGCCCACTCTAAGAATTTATTTTCCGACGATCTCATGGTAGATTTCCTCCCAGTTCTTCATCGATTTGAAATCCCCCTCGGCATCCATATTGTGTCCATGTTCAACCAAGAGACTTTCAAACCCAGTTTCAGCACCAACCGATGCATTCTCTGGCTTATCTTCGATCCAGTAACAACCATTATATTTGCCACTCAATTCAGCCAGAATATCATCTTTATCAGCACCAGTATCCAGACAGATAACTTCTTCAAACGTATTATCACCGAACAGTTTGGCAAGGTTGCGCGTTCTTAATTTCTGCGCATAAGGATCCAAAGACAAACTTGTTACAGCTATGAATTTATATTTATGCTTCTCGTGCAGCTTCTTGATATAGTATTGAGCATCACGGAGAGGTGGTAGAAAACCAATCGCAGCAGAGGAATTAAACATACGAACCATATGGCGCGATACAGGCTTTTCTATATTAAAACGGTTATGGACACCATACATCAACTTGTAGTCTTTAACAGGAGTGTGTCCTTGATTTGCCATCCAAACGTCAAATGCCTCTTCCCAGTCGAGGCATACTCCATCAACGTCAGTCAGGATATATTTGTCCTTCATTGCGTCTCCCATACTTTAGACATGTCTTGCTGAATGATCTCCCACTCAGCCATTGTTGTTTCGAGAGCGTAATCACGCATCTCAGGGCGGTCGGCAAACTGCTCGTAAACAGCATACTCAACGACTTCAGGAGTCTCGTTGTAGTTGTTTTCAGCGAGTTCTTGACACTCATACACAAATTGACCCATCTTACTCATAATCATTCTCCAACAAAATATACACTAATTGTACTACAAACGAAGGGAAAGTCAAGCGTTTTATGCCTTTCCAGCAGCAACGCGATGACGAACCAGAGACAACTCTGTCCCTTCAAGACCCAGACGGATCTCGCGGACACGAGCCACGGCATCATCAATTACTTGCTCAACCGAGACATCACTGAATAGGACAGCAGAAGCCTTGGAGCCACTAGAAAATTCAACGGTTAGATCAGCTTTAAACATATTTCTCTCTCTTTCTCTCAATTTATACTATATTATACCGCATTCGAGATAAATGTCAAGCGTTTTTTTGTGTTTTAAGCAATATAAATATACTGTAAATACAACAACTTATGAATTATTTGAGGTTATTATGGCTAGAGCATCCCGATTTTTTGCGTTTCGAGCGCGGGATGAGTTCTGGATCGTTGATGAAAACACCCTCCAAGACGTCCCCAAACCCCGAGAAATGCTGATCAAGAAGGCAACTGTCGAGGCGATCCGTGAGTATGTACTCACCCAGAATAAGACTGATTTACCCATCGTTGATAGGTGTCGAGATAGGACTGGTTGGCACACACCAGAAGGTCGAGAGAGGATCCGAAAAGCCAAATTAGGGGATAAACACCCCCATAAATCAGGTCTTACGGACGATCACAAACAGAAGATCAGAGAGACAATGACAGGTACTCGTGTCGGAGAGTTCAATCCTATGTATGGTCGCAAGCATTCGCCCGATACGATCGCCAAGATCCGTCAAAAAGCGTATGAAAGACCAAGGCGAAAGTGGTGCGTTGAACCAAACGGAAACATGCACCTAATCGAAGAGACAGCAATATTACCAGATGGATGGCAATGGGGGAGATACTTTGACCCCTACAAACCAGTCTAGAATCTTCTCTTGTGCCTCCGTGCCAGCATGAAATCCGTCCCTTGAACCGCCCATCCAATCCCACGGACAATGATCAGAGTATTCTAGGTTGGTATTTCGGCAAATCCATTGGATTGCAGCCAGATTTTTTAACCGAGTGGCTTTGATTTGTGGTTCGAGCGAAACGTATTCTAGGAACAACTTTTCTTTGAAGTGTGTCTCTTCCGTGATTTCATTACCACCCATACGCTGAACCGCCACTTGATGCCACATTGCTGAGTTCCACGCCACGCCATCTTCTCGTAAAAACTCTTGGCGATTTGGTGCTGGGTCTAACAAAAATACATTCTCTGGATTCAATTTCGGAACCCAATAACCAAGCATGCGTGTAACCGTGCAGAGACTACCACCAACTTGAGAGAGGTTTACGAATTGATCTTTGGTGTTGTGCTTATATGCCCAACCCTCCTCTTGTCTCACACCAAGAGCGAATGTGGTGCTATCACCAATGTAAATATCACATCCTTGTTCGACATCTTCCATCTCGATGTCCATCCGAAATCCATCTTTGTTGATATTGTAATCAATATCAGCCTCGTACCGAGCGCGTTGTTCGCTGTCTATAGAAAAATACTTTAATTTCTGACCACGAGCATCGAAATGCCAATCAATCGGTTGTTGCATCCTTTTTCTTCCTTGTTGTTTTCTTTTTAACTGGTTTATTGTAATCCTCGATACCGAGTGGCTTCATCAGCTTCTCTAGTTTCGGGTATACTTCCAGTAATTTGCCATCCTTGACACTTGTTAAAATATCTGCCTCATTATAATGCAGACCCTCTAAGATTTGAACCCAATTCATCTCTTGCTTCCATTTCGGGAGGTTTCTGAGATTACCGTTCGGATCCAAAAATGTGTTGATTCGACGCCATTCCATCTGAATCGTTGTATCGCCCATTCCATCTGGGATATCTCTATCCAACTTCACGTTCTCGGGCATGCCTGCAGGCAGACCCCATTCGATCTTCTCTGCACCAACACCTGCCCGTACAAGGGGAACAATTGTTTGGTTCGTTGCAGCCCATTCTTTAAGTCTAACGACTTGACCATCGACGGTCGGGGCTTCGAATACATAATCAAACCCCTCGTTTACTTGTCTAAATTTTCTAGCCATTATGTACACTCCTGTTCAATTGTCTTTTCCGCCACTGTGAGACTAGCCATTTATGTGGATACTGAATATACCATGACTTTCGATAATCATCAGTCATCTTCACAATCAAAAATCCCCAACCTGTCATTGTGATAATCAGGTTGTGAATGTGTCCCCATCTGTTTAGATCCACTTGCTGTGTATCCATATTGATATTGGGACGACGAACCAAAGTTCGGAATTTTACTGATTTTCTCATCACACGCTCTCACTATGATAATTATCTACATAACCATTTTTTGAGTTTGGGATATATTTACGAGTGTGCGTTTTCTTCATCAGCCTACCATCAACCCACTCATACACAACATATTGCTCACTTGAAAGGTTTTTACACCTTTCAGAATCATACTCTTCAAAATTACTCATTGATTTCTCCATAAATCAGTATATATACTAGAAGTCCTCCGCGACTTCCATCATGTTTCTCAGACGATACTTGATAAAGTAATTCAACAAGTTCGCTCGGCTTTTACCCTTTTGTCTCTGGTATTCACCCACGATCTCGTCTTTAATTTCTTGTGGTGTCATCGCGAGGTCAACCAACTGTCGGTTGCGGATATATCCCGACGCCATTTCACCAGACACAAACTCCTCTGGCTTCTGCTTCTTCCACTCGGCAAGTAGTGCCTTGCGGATCGGCTTCTGGCGTTTACCCTCTGTGACAAACGTATCATCTTCACTCAGAATGTTAGGAACACCGTCACCCTTATCTCCAGTGATAATATGCTCCATCAATACTTCTTCTGGTGTGCCATCCAGCTTTACCCACTTCTTCTTGATGGGAGAGAACTGCTGAACATTCGAGAACTTTTGCAGTTGCTGGAAGTCATGGTCACCTGAAAGAATCAGGAATGGCTCTGGCTCGGCAAACATAGGGTGATCAGTCATCTCGTTCTCTTGACTGTATTCAGCCAACGCACCAATCACATCATCTGCCTCTGCGCCATCAATATCAAGGACAGGGTATGGAAGAAACTCGTCCAACTCACTGCGGATCTGATGTAATGCATCAAAGATGGATGACCAGTCATGACCGCTGGACTCTCGAGACTTCTTACGAGATGCCTTATAATAAGGATAAACATCCCTGCGCCAGTAATGGCGATTATCGCAAGCAATAACCACCTCACCGTATTCAGCACCAAACCGCTTCTTGTAGTTGCGGATCTGGTTGAGAATCATATGTCGCAAGAGGTCGATGTTCATTTCGACATCTGGTCGACCGCGAGTCTCAGCCATGTAATTAGAGATGAAAGTTTGGTTGTAGTCAATTACAATCATACCTCATCCTCCTCTGGTTCACGACCCCATGTATATCCGAGGTCTGGGTAGAACACGCCATAAGATCTTTTGGGATTGCCGTCTGCGTCATACGCCATAACTCGGCTGACCCAATTCACTCTCTTATCCATGTTCTCACCATAAAAATTATCAACCCAATCACCGTCTCTGAGGTATCGATTCATATTGCGAATGTAACCTTCAAGAGACTTCACTCTAGCTGCAGCACCCTTCACGTTTGCACGCATATTGGCTCGCTCGCTCTTGAGTTCCTCTTGATTAGATTTGATCCACTCTTTGACTTTCTGATATGAGAGGTAGTGCTCATCGTCTAGACCGAGCACTTTCTCACATACGTTTTTAGGTTGGGATGGATTTGCAGCCTGACGTGCGGCACGTGCTTTTGCTAACCGCTCTCCTGCTGCTTTCTTTTGCTCCTCCGTCATAGGTTTCCGCTTTCGCTTCACCTTCTTGGGAGTTGGACGAAAATCGTCTTTTGATATACGCTTTGCCATTAAAGGACTCCTTTAGTAATATACTCGAGTATATATCAGGACATCTCAAATGTCAAGCATTATTTTCTAGATCTTCTTCTCTGACCCATCTCGGTAGTTCACCGCTGGGAGCAACATTCACCAGTTTCGAGTTGAATTGACCATCTTTAAGCATATACTCAAAGGTTTCCCACAATCGTTCGAACCTCAAGTCATAAAGTTCTTTCAGACCGATCAGAAGATTTGCCGTTTTATCAGAAAGTTCTGCAGGCATTCCTTCAAAGGATTTACTGTCAAGCATACGTTCCATTATCATGTCAATATCTTCAGTGACATTCCAGCACTTCATGATGTCATCTTCGAGGTTAAACCTATCGCGTTTCATTAGGCAACCTTCTTGATTCGGTCAACGATAACAGTGCGCCATCCCTGCTTATCGACATCAAAGACAACCAGATGAGTATCTGATTTTTTAGATTCCGTTCCCTTTGTTTCAGGCACAACACTTTCTTGCAATGTTGCGTTCATGACACGCTCTGTGCCGTCCAATTTATCAAAAGTGATTTCAACCACACGGTTGGTGAGTTCATTTACAATATCAGTCATTAAATACTCCATAATATATTCCAAGTTAAAGTAAGATCATTCTACACTATTCTCATAAAAATGT